CAATGACAAATATATTTACAATGCTTTCCAGGGCAATGATTGGAAGGTTTAATCGAGAATGTAGGTTAATAGTAATGGCTGGAGAAATCCGCAAGTATACAGCGTATAGAAAGCGATGGCCGAGATTCCGACGGGCAATTAGCAATACTAATACACTTGCACCCTAGCTTCATAGATTTTTTTAATCCGTGAAAACTAGGGAACAAGTGTATCTGCTCAAACCTCGAAGCCCTCGAGGCAACTAGGCAAAGCCCTTAAAGTCAAGTACATAGAATTAAAAGATGAGAAAAAAGATATACGTTTACAGGATTTGTAGAACGACCAGGTAAAAAGAGAGAAAACAATCATTGGAAACCAACATTCTATTAACTAATCTAATTAGTGAATATATAAAAGAAGCAATCATAGACAAGGAATGGAATATTGTAATTAAGCCACCAATGAAAGATTATGCCCTGGTATAAGTTATTGAATAATCATATTGCTAAGCAACCAGTGCCTGAGAATAATGCTGAGTTTTTAAAATACATTGGTGATGTATCTCACGATATAAAACGAATGAAGCGATATTTCTCAAATGGGTGGTAAGCATAAAACTTAGATTTTATTTCTGTTTGTTATATAATACTAATGCAATCATAGTAAGGGGATTTGCAACCCCTGAAAGATTACTAGTGATTGCATATCCTCGCCCCCAGCGTTGATAAATGAGAAATCCTACGTAGAGCGATTGCAGCGCTCTAGGTTCTTGAGTTAGCTAGTCTTTGTGGCTAGCTTTTTTGTTACAATGGGATTAAAAAAGGAGCTAACCTAATGGCAAGCGAAGCCCAAAAAAAAGCTAGTAAGAAATATGAGAAAGAACACCCTGAACAAACTAAATCAAAGCAAGCCAAGAGCCGTGCTAAGTGGTTCATTAAGCACTGTGATATAAATAGGCTGGACGACTTAGAAGAGCTTAAAACGCTTATTAATAGCCGTATAGAGCATTTAAAAAAATAATATAAATACTTGAAAATATATAGGTTTAAACCTATACTGTATACATAACCTAAAAGAAAGAAGTTATGTGCATGGACGATGTAAAAGACGATATAAAAGATGATGTAAAAGATGATGTACTCTACAAGCTGGCAATGTTAAGAAATTTGAATATTTCAATAGGGGACTATACGGGTTGGATTGATGAAATGAATTATAAGGATTACAGGGATCGTATAGACGCCCTATGCCTCGTCTCGAAGGATCTAATTGATGAGATTACCAATTTAATAAATAAATAATAAGCTCAGTGGTGATTGCTACTGGGCTTTTTTTATTACTCAAAGACATAGTCATAGCGACCATTCATTTCTATTTTTCATATTATTTTTCTTCAGGGGGAAATAGTCCTTCTCTTATTATAAAGGTAGCTTAGAAAATCCCCTCGAACCTCCTTTTATTTTGTAAATATTGATACACCATCTTGATGAGCTTAGGAAACCACTAACCCCATCAGATTCCAAAAGAAAGCAAGCTTTTTTTGGAATGCTACTACTTAAATTATTAAGTTTCCATAAACTGTTGGTAGATTTTTAATTTTTTATACATATTAACAATTGTAGGGGGAGTTATTAAGAAAGTTTAAATTCATAAAATTTTTTAGGTGAGATAGCTATTCCTACCCTATGTTACTCAATGAGAGGGTTTTTTAAAAAGTATTATAGTTGCATTCCAAAAACAGCTTGCTGTTCTTTGGAATCTACAAGAGTTGTGATTTTTCAACTCGCAGTACATTAACATTAATAAAATAAAAGGAGGATTGTTCGATGTAATTTTAAGTCTCTTACTATATAGGCGGGAGCATTTTACCTCGAAGAAAATAATATGAAAAAAGCAGATATGAAGGTTTACGTTGGAGAACCTGGTACTGGTAAATCTAAAACCTTAATCGACGAAGCTCTGAAGCTAGTTGAGAATGGACATGATGTATTTATTGCTACGCCTAGTGATAAAGCTAAACAGAGGCTAATAGTGGAAATTAAGCAACGTCTAAATTACAACCTAGATTCAGACAAAAAAATATTATTCCAGCTACTCAGATCCACGCATGTAACAGTTAAAAATTATCACGGTGAAGCTAATATATTTTTAGATGAAATTTCCATGATGAATTTGACGGATTTTTACGCCTTACTCTATCAACTACTTCCAGACGGCTTACAACGGCATATTTTTGCATTTGGCGACATTAAACAGTTGCCGAGTGTAAATGAGAATGGAGTGCTAGAGACGCTCCTGAGAGCCAATGAGAGCCTTTTTCCAGCGATTAAAAATGGATTTTGGAGCTGGGTAGCTTCAGATTGCTATGAGGGTATGAAGACTGGAAAGTTGGTTATTCCTAAGCTCTGGAAGCAAGCTATAAAAAGTATTGAAATTGAGGCATTAACTACTAACCATAGGCTACAAAAATGGGGAGATGGCAGTATCACAAGCTTCTCTGATGATTTCTACAGTGAGCTATTCAATTACCACACAAGTACAGATTATGAGAATGAGCTTGTAGAGTGTATCGAAGACGATTATTTAATACTTTCACCAACATACGCTAGAGGAGATCAAGCTAATAGAATACTAATTAATCATTATGGAGCAGAAAAGTATGGAAAGATTGCTCCTTTTGTTCGCAATAAGAATAATCGGAAAGAAGTATATCTGAATCCAGACAATCCACGATATGAGAAGTTGAAAAACAAATTTAGCTTTGTTAAGTCGTTTGACAATAACCGAAAGAAAGAAGATTTTCTGTTGACGAGTTTTATTACTATTCACTCAGTCCAAGGGGGAGAAGTAGCAAACGTTTGTCTATTCTTAGGTGATGAACCTATTGATAATACTAGAAAATTCTATAATCGCAACATGTTATATACGGCTTTGACAAGGGCTGGATCAAACTGGTTGCTCCTTGGTAATAAGACTGACTTTGCTTTAATGAGAAGTATCGATCCGGAAGACCCCAAAACGATTAACAATAGTATTTGTAACTCAGAAGCATTGGCAAGTACCATGCAAACTATTGTTGACCTCGGGAGCAGCCATATTCTAACGCCTGGGGAGGTTTATTCTCTATTCCTAGACAACTTCCATGGACTAGCTAAAAAAGCTAATACGACTGAGCAGCCCTATACAGAGGCACGTGTCATGCAAGAGTTTAGAACAGAAAGTCCATGGTATTGGAAATTAGCTAATGATTACGGATGTTTCCACCTAAGCTGGGTGCAGAAGAGACGGAAAGACGGGGGACGCAGTAGGATTTTTAAAGGAAAGAATCAGCAGAAATACAATGCACTAAGCCCCAAAGAAAAACAACAATTTAAGCTTGATAAGAGTAGCCGGAAAGTTTCGAAAGATGAGTTCTATGCTGACTGGGGCATGACTAAAGGATCAGCCACGAAAGTGCTAAAGCAATGTAATAATAATTGTTAAGAATTAGTAAAGAATGGCTAAAAATGGCAGATTAAGGGCAAAAAAAGCCGAGTTCTACCCTATTAGGGTATAAGGCAATTTAAGGAGAAAATTAAATGAAATATCAAACAGTGAGCGCACGTGTTCCGAGTGAGATCAGTGAGCAGAGTAAGGCAATTTTGGATAGCAAGGGCATTAGCGTATCCAGCGCTATTAGATCCCTCTTAATCCAGATTTCCGAAACAGGGGACGTTCCTTTCAAAATATAGGGGCGTCTTTTTTTACATAGTTTTGCGACTATGACCCTTTCAAGTTCTTCGCTATCACTGGGAAAGGTGAGAGTCCTTTCCCACTACATAGTTCTTTTGAGCTGTGTCATTGTTTCGTCCTCCTTTTGCAGAGATGGAAACATTTCTGTTACATAGCATTAAGCTATGAGCTTGCTATCTTTTAATTTAGCAATTTCGGATAACAAGCTCTTCTTCATTATTGGAATAAGCCCTTTTCCAATTCGTTTGTTGGTTAGTGAGCAAAAATGCTTACTAACTTTTACATAGTTACACACAAAAGGAGAATGAGAATGAAAGTTAAATTAAGTGATATTAGAATGGTTGCGAAGTTTGGAAAGATTGAGAGTACAGAATTGCCAAACGGAAACTACGTTGAGGAATTTGTTGATCAAGGAAGCTTTTATTATGCAAAATACAAGTCTAAATTTAGTGATGTGAATGTTGCTAAAGATAGCTTAATCGCAACCAGCAAACTTAAAAAGATTGTAGTTAGAGCAGAAGTTGCTGAGCTAATTGATGACAATGCAACAACGATTAATATTGATGGTGTTAACTATTCAATCATTGCAACAGAAGATATTGAGTTTACCAATCAAACATTAAATGAATATGTTGTGATAACACTAGAAAAGGTTGAACAAAGCAACTAATGTTGTTGAAATATTGTAATTATAGTAATTGTCATAAGTTAATTAACCAAAATCAGAAGTATTGTGAGGAACACAGCAAAGAACAGCAGTTGAGCAGGTCGAGAAGGCAACGAAACAGCTACCAAGCGCAAAGGGTCTATAACAGCGCTAGGTGGGAACGGCTCTCAAAGGCTATAAGAAAACGGGATCCCTATTGTTTTGACTGTATTCAGGAATATCAGGCAGCGAAAAGGTTAAATAAGCCTTTACCAATGGTTAGAGAGTCGAAAAGTGTGCACCATATACGAAAAATTAGAGAGAGTGAAAGCGACGCGTGGTTTGATGCGAACAATTTAGTAGCATTATGCGATAGGCACCATAAAATAAGGGATAAACGTTAATATGACGGGGAAAATTGGACGATTTAGTTAAGATATACGTATACCTTTGTAAACTATGGGGGGTATATAAGAGAAAAAAGAATGCCACGCCCTCTTAAATCTTTAATTTTCTCCAATCCAAAAACTAAATTAACTAAAAACACGAAAAACAGGCACGAACATTTGTTCGTGTTTTTGTATACGTAAATAAAGAAAGATGAGGCAGAAAGAGAAATGATTAAGACGGCACAGGAACAGACAGGTCATATTACCAAAAAGGAAAAATTAGATAAACAACAATTAAAAAATATGCTCGATGCGAGAGCGGAAAATACTAAATTTGGCACATTACCAGCTACTGAAAAATCAGGATCAACAGAAATGTTTTGGCTATTAGTGGACGTTATCACAGTTGATACGCCCCTGGAGTTCGTGGATAATTTTCAACTCAATCTTTTAGCGATCAATTTGAAGCGCTTTGCCGAGGCAGAAGAACAATTAAGCCAAGAGGGACTAACGATTGACGGTAAAAAAAACCCTCTAGTTAACGTATCAACGCAATATTTCGCCAACGTAACGCGTCTTTTTAAGGACTTGGGAATCACTAGAAATGAACGTGCTAAATTGCTACTTAATCAAATTAAAGAACAATCAATTAGCGACCCCGTAGGTGATCTTATTGGATAGCTATATCAATGCCGTAACTAACGGCGAGATTATTGTTAATCAATATGTTAAACAAGCAATAGAACGAGAGTTAAGCGACCGCCAAAAGTCCAAAGATAAAAATTTTCCGTATTACTATAATGCAGAAATGGCAAATAAAGCCGTGGCATTCCTTAATCTCGTACCCTCACCAACGGGTGAACCAATTAAATTAAGCAAGTTTCAAGAGTTTATTATTTACTCAATTTTTGGTTGGCGTAAAAAGAAAGACGATACACGGCGCTATACTACGGCTTTTATATCAATGGCACGGAAAAATGGAAAGTCGTTCCTAGCTTCAGCAATTGCACTGTTGGCGTTATTGATGGAAAAACAACCAGCAACAGGTAAGCAGATATTGTTTACGGCTAACTCGCTTGAACAGGCTATGTTGTCGTTTGATATGGCTAAAACAGAGCTAAATAGAATGATGGTTGAAAGTCCAGCGCTACGGAACCGTAATATCAAACTTAATCAACGTATGATAATTGACCAGAGCACAGATAGCTATATGCAGGCGTTACCAGCTGATGCGAACCGCCTTGATGGTAGAAATCCATTAGTTGCAATTGTTGATGAATATCATGCCAGCACTAACCGTGATGTAATTAATGTACTGAAAACAGGACAGATGCAACAATCTAATCCACTACTATTCATCATTTCGACTACGGGATTTAACGCTCGTGGTCCAATGAAAGAAGATTGGGATCTTTACACCAAAGTGCTAAACAATGAAATTGAAATGGACGATACGTTTATTTTGCTCTATTGTCTCGATCAGCCAACCGAGGTTGAAGACCGCAAAAATTGGATCAAAGCCAATCCATTATTTGAGGTCGATGCCGTCAGGGAAAAAATGGAAAGCAAACTTAAAAATGATTATGACAACGCCGTATTGCAAGGCGAAGAGCGTAACTTTCTAGTCAAAAATTGTAATCTTTGGTATCAGGATCAGAAGAGTGGTTTTATCCCAGAAAACGTATGGGACAAAGCTATTAGGACAGATATTGATATCACAGGACGCCAAGCAATCATTGGAATTGATTTATCAATGAAAAACGATCTCACAAGCGTTTCATGGTCAGTGATTTTGGACGAAAACAAAGTATATTGTGATAGTTTCAGTTTTGTCGGAGACTTTGAAAATATTGTTGAAAAATCAAAGCGTGAAAATATCAATTATGAAGCATTGGAACGTGCAGGCGAGTGTAGCATATCCAAACTTGAGACGGGTTCCGTTAACTATGATGATGTGTATGAGTTTGTCGCTGATTTAATCGAAAAAAATCAATTAAAAGACGTTGTTATTTGCTATGATCCTTACAATTCAGGTTTTATTATCGATAAGTTGGCCAAAGACTACACATGCGTGGAGATCAGACAACGAGCCTTGGAATTTTCACCGTCAATTAGCGAATTTAAAGAGTTCATTAGAGATGGGAAAATATATGTAAGCGACAAGGAATTGCTGAAAATCGCAAACCATAACGCCATTGTTCAGTTCAATTCTAGCGGTTTGAAATATATTGACAAAGCTAAAAACGTGAACAAAATTGATCCATTAATGGCGCTATTAGACGGCTATATTTACGTGAAAAATAACAAATTAAACCAAGATCATATCGTTTACGATGATGATTATTTCGCAAACTATAAATTTTAGAGGTCGAAAAATGAATAAACAAACAATATTGTTACTGATCGGGCTATTAATGGCCGTGATTGGTAGCTTTTTAATTGCTCCAGGAATGGGATTAGTTAGCATTGGGCTAATTGTAATCCTAGCAAGTTGGATTATAGATAAGGCAGGTGGTACAGATTAATTATTTCAATTTAGGAATTAAAAATAGCAAACAAAATTCTAAAGCATTTGAAGATCATTTAATTAGTTTAGTCAGCGCTGATGGTTATCATGGTAATTACACATACGCCGAACTGAACAGCATAATCTATTCAATTGTCAGAATATTAAGCTCTGATTTGCTGACTAATCGACTAACCGCCAAAAATAAACAAGTTGATCAGCTATTAAATGGCATGGCAAATGAAAATATGACGGCATTTGATTTTAAGAGCTCGTTATTTACGAGCATGTTGTTGAACGGTGACTCGTTTGCGTTAATTGAACGAGATAATCACGGAAAACCAATTGCATTGGTTCCACTTGAAAATAGTCAAATGACAGTCATTGCAGACACGAATTCTAAGGGCGTTTCAGAAAAAATAACGTACAAGTATACGCTAGAAAACAACAGAACACGCCTATTCCAACCCGAAAATATCATACATTTCAAAATGCTTTCAGATGGCTATACGGGCAGAAGTCCAATTGATGTAATTGGGGATTTATTAGGATTGAGCGACCAGGTGATTAATGGACTTCAGCAATATATTAGATCAAATGGTTACTCGATGGTAATTAAAACACACGGGACGCAGATTACAGATGAAACCCGTCAAAAAATTAAACGTGAGTTTGAAAATAACAACTCCAACACCACTACAGCGATTTTAGATGGCGATGCGATGAACGTTGAACAGTTCGAGCGCAATAGTTCAATAATCGCCGAGGCCAAAAATGTGAATGAATATATTACACGGCTGGTAGCTAGTGTTTACGGCGTCTCAAATTCTCGTTTAAATATTGAGAATGTACATTCTAGTGAGTCTCAATCGAGTAAGACCTACTTTCAGAGCACGCTACAGTATTATTTTTCAATTATTGAAAATGAATTATCTCAAAAGTTAGGAACACCAATCGCTTATAACCTTGATACGGTGCTAGGCATTGATGAAGATAAACGAATTGAACAGACCAAAACGCTACTATCAAGTGGAATCATTACCGCAAATGAAGCACGTCAGCGTTTGAATTTAGACAGATTAGATACTCCAAATGCTGATTTAACAACAATTTCGATGAACTATACAACTTTAGAAAATTTAGGAACTAATGAAATGGCAACTAATGCAGAAGGAGAGGAAAGAGATTAGATGGAAGATACAGAAACACGTTCCATTGCCAATAACGTTGGTATCAAACAACCAACTCCAGACGCTGGAACACCAGCAAAACAAGATGATGCAGAAACTGGATCAGATCCAAAAAACGATGTAAAAAAGGACGGTAAAAAGCTTGAGGGCTACGCTATTGTCTTTAACGAGCCTAGCAAACCTTTAACCGCTGATGACGGCGAAAATTTCACTGAAATCATTGCACCAGATGCCTTAAAAGATACTGATCTAAGCAATGTGGTAATGCTCAGTCAACATGATTACACGAAGCCAATCGCTTCAGTTAGCGCAGGAACATTGAAGCTAGATGTTGATGAAAAAGGTTTACATTATGAGGCAGACGTTCCAGGGACTACGGACGGTAAAGACCTATCGGAAAACGTATCAAACGGCAATATTAAAGACGTTTCATTTAGATTCGCTAATGCAGATGATGAATGGAAGCGAGACGAAGACGGCAAGGTTACTCGTACGATCCACCACATGGACGTATTGGAGATTTCAGCCGTAACAGTTGGCGCCTATGATCAGCCCAATGTTAATGTAGCAAAAAGAAGTTACACAGAATTTATTCAAAAAAATAATAAGGTGGAAGAAGACAATATGACAACTAAAATTTTAAAAGATGGCAAAGACAACTCGGAATTACGGAGCTTTGAAGCATATGTATCAAGCAAAGGGGAAGTACGGGACGGTCTTACAACTGATGGATCTCAAAACGTATTAATTCCCTCAGAAATTGTTACGCCAATTTTCGAATATAAACAAAATAAGGCTGATTTAGCACGATTTGCAACGGTCAAAAGTGTAAATACTGGTGCAGGTTCCTACCCCATTTCAACTAATTCGACGGCCAAACTCAACACAAAGGACGAGTTAGCTGATATTAAAGAAGTAGACGCAGGAATTAAGAGCATCGATTTCAAGGTAGCAACACGAAGCGGGAAAGTATACGTATCAAATGAATTGATTGCAGATTCAAGTTTTGATATCAAGGCAGAAGTGAAAGCACAACTCCAAAAGCTCGTAACCAACACCAATAACGCTGAAATTATGGACTTAATGGAAAAAAATGCCGTAGCTGTAGCAGGTTCAACGCTTGATGATGTTAAAAAAGCTTTCAACGTCTCGCTTGATCCAGCGTTAGATAAGAAAATTTTTGTTTCACAAACAGGTTTCAACTATCTAGACACTTTAAAGGACACTGACGGGCGCTACCTCTTGAATTACAACGTTGCAGATGAAACCAGCGCTACATTTTTAGGCGCAGAAGTGGTTATCATTCCAAACAGTGTATTTCCCGCTGAAAAGGCTGATAGTATTGATATTTTCATGGGCGATATGCAACAATTTATTGCATTATTCCAACGCTCGCAAATTGAAGCGAATTGGGAACGTTTCGACAGCTACAGTCAAGGCGTATCAGTAGTGTTACGTTCCGATTATCAAGTAATCGATCCAAAAGCAATGGTTAAACTATCAATCGCTACAACGCCGTCCCCAGTTGGTGCTTAAAGACAAGTTAAAGGGTTAACCCCCTTTATTAATACATAGAAAACGAAAAAGAGGAAGAAAGATGACAGATTACAAGATAGACGATGCCAAAAAAGAAGAATTGATTGAAATGTTACGGGACAGCCTACGCCTACCTGGAGATATTGACGCTAAATTGCTTAATATGTACGTATTATCAAGCGTGCAATATGTGTTAAACTCAATCAACGATGAACAAACATTTGATGCAGTTGTAGCGAGTGATCTATTTAATTTTGTTGTTGTCGATTATGCCACTCTGCTTTACAGCAACCGTGGCGGTGTTAATGTACCGATTACAGACAATATTAAATCAGCATTGTTGCAATTGAATAGTTATGGTTATTAAAATATAATTTTTATTAAGTTGCAATCATTTAAAAAATCGTAGTCGGGAAAGCAAAGCGATTTTTACTTTTTAAGCTCTCTGGTCATAAGGACTGGAGGGCTTTTTTTGTTTTGCCTTAAAAAGTTTTACATTAGTCGGAGCACGTTAAAAAAGTTAATTTAATTCACAAAAAAATTAAGAAAAAGGGTTGACGTTAATTTAAAAGAGCACATACTAAGACTTGTTAAAAAGTTAATTTAATTCACAAAACGTTTCTTGAAAAAGCGTTATAACTTACATAGTAGCGGAGATTCAACAAAAATGAATTGTTAATTCGATTAACAAAAAAATAAAAACAGGAGTGTATAAAAATGAAAAAACACCTTGAAATAAAGTTACCTTACAAACAAACTATTGATATAAACAACGCGAGTGTACACATAAAGAGAAAAAACGGTCTAAGAACTAAGACATTATTTGGTAGTAATAATTTAGACGTTACTTTTGATTTGCATGACATCGAATCAATCAAATGGAAAAGAGCTGGAATTTCGAATGGATATATTCAGTTTATCCGTCCTAATGTTGATATAGCTATAGAAAGAGATCCTTACTCATTCCAATTTAGTTCCAAGTCTGGAGAAATGAAAAAAATAGCAGAAGAATTAACTGAATATTTAAAAGGAATCAATCCTGCATCAGACACATTTGAAAATCTCAAGAAAAAACGAAAGGAAAATATTAAAAGGATAAAGGAGCGCTTAAAACAAAACAAGGCGGAAAAAGTCGGACTAACTTACTTTGATTTTATTGACAAGAAGGTTTGCTTCGATACTGCTCTTTTGGAAAAGAATGTTAATTTTAAAATCGTCAACTTTTCAGATATTGTTGGCTTTACACCTATAGAACGGAATGGTGGTCACGTTAGCAAACATCATCGTGGTAGTAGAGCCTTGGTTGGTGGAATGATAGCCGGTGGAACAGGAGCTGTTATAGGAGCTTCAACAGGTGGAAAAGAATTCGACAAAATTGGTGAATTAAGTATAACTGTCCTTTTTAAAGATGGCTCAGACAAAAAGTTATTTTTCATAAATGATGAAAAATCAGATAGTTTATTAGCGCAACAGGCACAGAGCAGGTTTGATCGAACTTCAATTTTACTAACAAAAGTTGTGAATGCTAATAAAAACAACATTAATGGTACATCTTATAAAGACGAACTAGAAGAGCTCAAAGCTCTTATAGACGAAGGAATCATAACTCAAGAAGAATTTACCGAAAAAAAGAAACAAATTTTAGGACTTTAAAATAAAAAAGCAGGTGATGAAAATGTCGAACACGTTACGTACACAAATTAAAGTAGCGTTTGCACTCAATGGTAAAAATCAAAAATGGTTGGCGAAAGAAATCGGGATTAACGAAAGTCAATTATCCGACATCTTAAACGGCAAACGTCATGGTAAGAAAACGGATGAACATATTAAAGCCATCAAAAATACATTACACATTGACGAATAATAGATGAGTGGAGGAATTGGTAATGGTAGCAGCAGCAAGTTTAGGACAATTAGCGTTTTATTTAATTTCAGTAGTAGTGGCCGGTATCAAAGGTCACACAATGTCCCCTTCTCAGAAATGAGTTGGGGGCTTTTTTGTGTTTGTAATGTATAATTGTATGTATTAATAGACGTACAAGGAGCTGAGACGTGTGGAAGACGTACAGGAGACAAAAAGACAATTTAAGACAAAGACAGATCTTGCTAAAAGTTTAGGCATTGGGTCTCGTCAAACCTTATACAACAGAGCTGAAAGAAATGGAATAGATTTAGACAAGCTAAGTTTCACTGAAGAAGAGTTGTCTATTTTGTCTGGTAAAAAGACGTCCGTTACAACTGAACAAGTCAGTGGACGCATAATACAAGACAGACAAGAAAAGGAAGCTCTGAAAGCCTTAAAACGAGAATTAGAGATTAAAAATAAAATAATTGATAATTTAGAACAAGATAAAGCGGATCTATCTCAGAAATTAGACAAGAGCCAGCAGCTACAAGATCAACAACAACAGTTATCTTTAAAAGATCGTGCAGAGTTAGATAAGTTGAAAATCGAGCTTGATAAGTACAAGAAGATTGAAACTGAAGAAGTAGTTGTACAGCCTACAAATACTGATAAAACAGTAAATAAGACGTCAAATGTACAATCAGACAAACAAACAGACAAGCCTAAGAAGCATTGGTGGAATATATTCAGTTAGTTAATTGGTACAGTAATTTTAATTTTTTGAGATTCTATAGATTTGAATTTTAAGAATGTTGATACAAAGGCATTGTTAAGCAGTATTTTAACTATACCAATTATTTTGATAAAGATAGCTTAAAAATAGTCAGTCATGTAGCGAAGTTTTGATAAGGATCATTATGTAAACTAGAATTTTATTAGTTTTGGTATAGTTACATTTAAATAAAAATTCAAAACTGTAACATTTCTGTAACAGAGTAAGGTAAGTCTGTGGTACAATGTTCCTTGTAAGCGATAAGCCTACTTAAATTTAATAAAAAAGTACAAAAAAATAACCTTCAGCTTTGGAGAGCTAAGGTTGTTGACCATTAGAGAAAGGGCTCCAATGGATTTCAACTGTTATTATACATGACAGTCAATGTTTATTCAAGACTAGAACACTAATTCTAAGCTGATAGACTAGAAGTCCATTATGACAGGGCTCTAGTTTATCAGCTTTTTTATTATCATTAAAAATTGAATAAAAAAATGCCCACGTCCGGCAAGACGTGAACACCACAGCAATATCCTCTTATTAACAAGGGATATTATATCGCCATGACGACTAATTGTCTAGCGGTTGTGGCTGGTAATTTTGAACCAGTGGAGGACAAACCACTGAAAGAACTGGTAACAGGACTTCTCGATAAAAAAGGGACAGGTTATTCTCTAACCGCTTCAATAACTAGGGATATATCACGGAAAGGCTTGCTGTATGGCTGGGTGATGAATGGTGGGCGCTACCATTAAAGGCGCGGGCGGTTCATTGGTACTTAATTGTACGGTGGTCGTTATTAATTGTAAGTATGGTCAATGACAAATATATTTACAATGCTTTCCAGGGCAATGATTGGAAGGTTTAATCGAGAAT